AATATCAAGCAACTATTTACTAAGGAACAACACTGGCGCTTACGCCTAGGTGTAACTCGTCTTAGAGGAGAAAAGTTTAATGTCTGAAAGAAAGTTTAAGTTTGTGTCTCCCGGCGTCTTTATCAATGAGATCGACAACTCGGAGATCCCAAGAGAACCCGGAGCAATTGGACCTTTAGTTATTGGTCGGATGCTGAAAGGTCCAGCTATGACACCTGTCAGAGTTGAGTCTTTTGCAGAATTTGTTGATGTATTCGGGGCACCAGTCCCTGGTGGTCGTAGTGGCGACGTATGGCGTGAAGGTAACATGACCTCACCAACTTACGCTGCTTATGCCGCCCAAGCTTGGCTAAGAAATAATTCTACTCTAAACGTTGTCCGTGTATTGGGCGAAGAAGATCCCAATGCAACAGAAGCCAACGGTGGTAGAGCCGGCTGGAACTTCGGATCAATCAGTGCAACCGACACCGAAGGTGGCGCTTGGGGGCTATTCGTTTGGCCATCGGCGTCTGGACCTACAACTGGTGACAATGTGCATCAAGTCACAGGTACACTAGCAGCTATTTTCTACTGTGCAAATGATGAAACTGCCGGTGGGCGTATCATTTTGTCTGGTACAACGGGTACGGGGCATCAGTCTCAGGCTCGTGGTAGCACTTTGATCAAAAGTGATTCAAACGGCGAGTTTGTCGCTAGTATTACCGCTGGTGGTAGCCAAGTTGACAAGATTAGATTCAACTTCAACCCCAACAGTGATCGATTCGTTCGTAAGGTGTTTAATACTGATCCAACTTTGGCAAACAGTGCCATTTCGACGGCTAAGTTCCCTGGAACAACGACAAACATTAACTACTTCCTAGGTGAAACCTTTGAAAGACATGTGAACCAAACGGATTTTGCTGAATTAGCTATTACCGGTACAGTTCAAACTGCTGGTACCTTGATGGGTGCAGTGATGCCGCTTCGGAACGACCAAAACACCGAGCAAGAGCAAGGAGATCAACGCCAGGCAGCCTCCAAGGCTTCAACCGGTTGGTATATCTCTCAGGATTTAGGTTCAAACACTACTGGCTTTAAGCCTGAGAACATGCAGAAGCTATTTAGGTTTGAAGCTGTCTCTGCTGGCGAAAGCACGATGAGAGAAATTAAGATTTCAATCACAAATATTACTGCTCCAACGAGCGACTTTGATCCTTATGGTACTTTCTCCGTAATAGTTCGTCGTTTATCGGATAATGATAACAGACCAGTAGTCATTGAAAGATACGATAATCTATCTTTGAATCCTGCGGACAAAAACTATATCGCTAGAGAGATCGGCGACCAGTATGTAGAGTACCAGACTTCAGAGGGCGCAAACCGTACTTACGGCAACTATCCAAACAAGTCACGCTATATTCGTGTTGCGATGAATGAGGATGTTGATCGTGCAGTAACTAATCCTGAGTATCTACCCTTCGGTGTCTTTGGACCCATTAAGTATAGAGACTTTGCAATCGTTAGTGGTGCTGCCAGCTTTGGTACTTTGAGTAACCCTGCTGCTACTAGTCGCCATGTGATGGTTGACGGTGGCGATCAGTCGCTGTTTGGTGTTGTTGGTGGACACCTTGGTGGTATCGGTGCTGGTGTCCTGTCGGGTGCCGCCACCGCACAGCAACTAGCAGTTGTTATGCCAAGCCTTCCAGTTCGGATTAGTTCATCCGACGGAAGCCCAAATAGTCCTAAGAATATTTACTTCGGTGCTTACACCGGTAAGGCATTTTCGGACAACAGATTTAGCACTGAAGTCATTGATCTACTTAGAGCTAGAGCCCAAGGGCTTAATGACTCAAAGTCACCCACCACTAACCTCGACATTGGCGCAGAGCCAGGTGCTCAAGGTCGTAAGGGTGGCTTCATTGGTCAAGACACAAACGCAGGATCAAGCCCACTGCAACACATGTGGTGCTTCTCCTTGGATGATGTTGGTCCCGTAAGTGGATCGACGGATGCGGCTGTATACCGACGTGGTAAGCGTGCTGCTGACGAAAGTTTCTCGGCTGGTGCTAAGGTCCCAACCGAGAACGGGCAGGCAATTGTCGCTGCTGTAGCCGCCTCGGCTTCATATAAGCGAGTGTTAAATAAAAACTATAAGCAGTTTACGACTTGCTTGCACGGTGGTTTTGATGGACTGGATATCTCCGAGAGAGAACCATTTGCCAACAGAAACATTGGAACGGCAGAAAAGACTAGTTATGAGCTTCACAGTTTACGTCGGGCCATTAATGTTGTCAGAGATCCAGAGGTCGCTGAGTTTAACATTATCACTATCCCTGGTGTTACCGCAACTGGTGTGACTGATTATCTACTAGACGTTACCGAGGATCGTGGAGATGCAATCGCCATCATCGATCTTGAGAAGGTATACGAAGCACAAAGTGAAAACACTAAGAGCTATCAAAACCGTAACTCATTCTCGATCTCGCAGGCTGTTGATTCACTTCGTGAAAGAGGTATCAATAACAGTTACGGCGCTTGCTACTATCCTTGGGTTCGTATCCAAGACACCGTTAGTGGTCAAGCTCTTTGGGCACCACCTTCGGTAGCAGCCCTCGGTGCCTTCTCGTTCAATGACCGAGTTCGGGCTCCATGGTATGCTCCAGCAGGCTTTGCCCGAGGCGGGCTCTCTGAGGGTGCCGGTGGTGTGCCAGTACTTGATGTCTCAAGACGACTAACCTCTGATGAAAGAGATGATTTGTACTCTGCGGGCATTAATCCAATCGCACAGTTCCCAGCAGAGGGCATTGTGATCTTTGGACAGAAAACGCTTCAGCGCACTAGATCAGCACTAGATCGTATCAACGTCAGACGTTTGATGGTGTTCTTGAAGAAAGAAATTAGTTTCATCGCAAGTCGGATGTTGTTTGACCAAAACACTCAATCAACATGGAATAGATTCATTGGGCAAGCCGAACCAATTCTTCGGAGCGTTCAATCAAGATTTGGACTGGAAGAATTCCGCCTAATCTTGGATGAGTCTACGACAACTCCAGACTTGGTTGATAGAAACATTATCTACGCTAAGATTTTGCTGAAGCCAACCCGGACTGCCGAGTTCTTTGCAATCGACTTTGTGATTACAAATACTGGTGCTTCGTTTGCGGATTAATCAACAAAGCACTATATATTTTAAGGGAGTAAATTAGAATGCCAAATGCAGGTGAAGGAATTTTCTGGGGAGATGCTCAGTCAGATCCAAAAAGAAAATATAGGTTCTTTTTCTATCTAGGAGGAGTTCCCGTTTGGGTTGTCAAGAGTGTGTCAGCTAAACCAGAAGCTACCATTGCTTCTACAGGCCACACCTACTTAAACCACGAGTTTAAATACCCAGGGCGTGTTACTTGGAATTCTCCAATCAGTGTTACCATGGGCGATCCTGTTGAGCCAGACCTCGCTAGAACTTTGATTAATATTGTCCGTAAGTCTGGATATGATTACCCAACTGGTCCCGGCGCTATCAGAACTACAAGTAAAGGCAAGGCTATTGACGCTCTTGGCGGCGCAGTTCGTATCGTCCAGCTTGATGCTGACGGCAACGAGATCGAAGTTTGGGAACTTAAGAACGCTTGGATTGAAAAAGTATCCTTTGGCGAAGGATTAAGTTACGAAGACGATGGCTTGCAAGAACTTAGTGTGGACATCGCTTATGACTGGGCAGAGCTTACTAGAAGCGCAGGAAATGCAGTAGCAGGCTACGCAGGAACTGAATAGCTTAACATTAGGCTAATGTTATAGTAAATTAGATACTATATCTAGGAAAGGTTTTATTTATGAGTAGAAATCAAGAGCGTATGGGCATGCCCGATCTTCAAGATGGGGGCAGCCCTGCGCCAACTCAATCATCTGGCGCACAAATGGAATGGTCAGTTCCCACGGAGATGGTTGACTTACCATCAAAGGGAAATGATTATCAAGGACCTCACCCGTTGGCAGGCGTCGAACAGGTAGAGATCCGCTTCATGACTGCTAAAGAGGAAGACATCTTAACGTCAAGATCCTTGCTTAAGAGCGGCATGGCACTGAACAGATTAGTTGATAGTCTGGTTGTGGATAAAAGAGTTAAAGCTAGCGACTTGTTAATCGGCGATCGAAACGCAATTCTTGTCGCCGCCAGAATAACTGGTTACGGTAAAGAATATGATGTTAGAATGACATGTCCAGCTTGCTCTGCTGCCAATGAGATGGTTTATAATATCGACGAAATAATCAAACTTAAATATCAAGATTTAGAGGGCTCTGATGTCTCTAAAAACTCAACTAATGGGTACTATGTTACAACTCTGCCGAAGAGTGGCTATCTGGTGGAGTTTAAGCTATTGACGGCTGCTGATGAAATGAAAGCTACTAAAAGTAGAGAGCAGAAGTCTAAGCATAAGCTGGGCGAGACATTATCGACGGATCTTTTGAGGTCTGTTCTGGTTAGTGTCAACGGGTCAAGCAGTCCTGTTGATTTGTCTAAAGCTATTCAATCGATGCCTGCATTAGATGCTAGACACATAAGAAAAGCCTATAAAGAAGCGTGTCCCGATGTATCTCTCAAAGACTATTATGTTTGCACTGATTGTGGGCATGATGAGGAGATGGAGATCCCGCTTAGTGCGGAATTTTTTTGGCCTGAGTAACTCATATATAGAGTCTGTATACGAGGAGCTTTTTTTACTTAAGCATTATGGTAGTTGGAGTTTCTTTGAATCGTATAACTTACCAATCAAATTAAGAAGATGGTTTTTAAGCAGGTTACAAAAAGAAATTGAAGAAACTGCTAAGTTACACAAACAAGCATCGAGAAAAAAATGAAGGGGAGCCTAGGGTTCCCCTTTGTATTTATTGACTATAGCAACTATTTAATAAGAGTAGTATATTTGGAGGTCTAACTGTGAAAGACATGATTGACTTTGATGAATTTGTTTTTGATTTAGACAGTGGGAATAAAGACCAGCTAGATGAGAACATGTTAAAGGTTTTTGGCGCTTGGATTCAATACTTGCTAGAGAAGATGTTTAAGGGCACCAGAGTCCCAGTTAGAGTCGTTGGTAACAGAATCCAAGTTGATCGTTTTACCTCCGCTCTGATTGGTGAAAAAAAGTATATGGACTCCATTAGGAGGAACGGTTTAGACAGCCCAATGACTTACAAGCAAAGAGCCAAGCTAAACCGCTCTATTGAAAGATTTGAACAAGAAACAGGCATTTCTTGGCCTCTCAAGTAAGCTGGGAGCTAATGTAACATGGCTACTTTTGAAGAAGCAATCGCAGAACAAAAAAAGCTTTTAGCAGAAGCTAAAGCTGATATTAAACAACTAACTGAAGAAACATTTGCCGGCAGGAAAGAACAGCTACAGATAGAACTTCAGGGTATGAACGCTCGAATCGAAGCAGAAAAAGCAGCTTTAGATGAAGCGAGAGCAAGAGGCGAGGGAACAAAAGAGATAGAGGCAGAAATTGCTGCGCTTCAAAAACAGGTGCGTGACGAGCAAAAAACCTTCAATGAAGATCAATCTAAATTCCAAGAAGGTGAAGAGAAGAAGGCTAAAAAGAGGCACGCAAAATCGATTAGAAGAATTACCGCACTAAAAGGTGCCTATGATGGTGTTAAGTCTGTAGTAAGCAGCGTTGTCTCTTCATTGGTTAATGCTACATTAGAATTAGAAAAACAGTCTCAATCGTTTAGAAGGTCTACCGGCGGCGCTATGGCTTTTACAAAAGAGATTTCTTTTGCCAGTAGAGAGATTGCAATGTTCGGTGGTACCACTGCGGACGCCGCTGCCATGGTTGGGACACTTAACAGCGGTTTCTTTGGGTTCCAAAGAATATCAGGGGACTCTCGAAAATCATTGATTGATCTCACCGCCGATATGAGTCAACTTGGGGTTGACGCAGGAACCACGGCTGAGTCGATGGATTTAATTATGGGCACTTTCCAGGGCACGGCTAAAGATGTTGAAGCATTTGCTCTGACTATTGCCGGCACTGCTGAAAACATGGGAGTAGGTCCAGGGGGTTTAGCCAAAGCAACAACTCAAATGGCCAATAGATTATCAGAGCTTGGACCAAGAGCGATGGGCGTTTCATTGGAATTTCAAAAAATGGGACGTCAGTTTGGTGTTAACGCAGATAGCTTGTTAGCGTTCTCAGATAAGTTTGAAACATTTGACAGTGCGACAAACACAGTCAGTCAATTGAACGCAACGTTCGGAACTCAACTTAACACATTAGAACTTATGAAGATGAGCGAAACAGATCGTGCTATGGCTGTTATGGATAATCTCAAAGCTCAGGGCACCCAGTTTGATCAACTAAGCAAACATCAGAAGAGGAACCTTGCAGAGATCACTGGATTAGAGGTCGCAGAACTAAGTCGTTTAAACCAGAACAAAGAAGCTTTCAAAACAGAACAAATGGAAAGAGATAGAGCAGAACAGCAAGGCAAGAGTTATCTGTCTTTTATGGATAAGATAAAGGCTATGTTTCAGGGCTTGGTTCTTGATATGGCTCCGTTAGTAGAGGGGCTTATGGATCTAAGTAAAAATGTATTAGAAAAACTCCTTCAGAGATCGGATAATATATCAAAAGTTTATTTTAACTTATCAACAAGGATATTCAAACCACTTGGTAGTGTCATCTCACACATCGGTAATGTTTTGGCTGAAAAGGTTTTACCTCTGCTGGACATGACTGGTAACAGTGCTGGTTCTTTTGGCGAGACTCTTGTGGGCATATCAGAGGTTATCTCTGAAAATTTGATCGCAGGCATTGACTACCTAGCTAATGATTTATTCCCTGCACTGATATCAATATTTAATTCTCCTGGTGTACAGGGTTTTATACAAGGCATAAAAGATACGTTTGGTATGATCCTTGAAGGTGACTTTACGGGTGCTATGGGCAAATTTAAGTCCGCTGCTATGCCTGCTTTGAAATCCATCGGGGAAGCCCTATTAGGCATTGTCAAAGGTGCCCTAACCAGCGGTGCTGGCACCGGAGCTTTAGTTGGCGGTGGCGCACTTGCGGGCGCTCAATTTGGTGCAACAATCGGGTCGATATTCCCTGGTGTTGGAACTTT